TAGAATTCAACGATGCTAGTACGACTGATAATCCATATTCAAATAATAATATTGATTTCTTATCTAATGGATTTAAACTTAGAACATCTTTTACAAGATCAAATAATAATAACGACACATATATTTACATGGCATTTGCAGAACAACCAGGCACAACTCCATATGACACAGAGACAAACGCAAGATAAATAAAGTATGACATTCACTAAAGTCGCACCAGCAGGAATAGGAACTTCACCAGGTACTTCGATACTTATTGGTGATTCTTTGCTGCATTCAACTGGTATTGATATTGGAAGTAATACTGGTGTAGGAGTAACAATAAGACAACATGGTGATGCAACATTTACAGGAATCATAACTGCAGCATCATTTTCAGGAAGTGGTGCAAACTTAACAGGTATTGATGCGACTGCAATTAAACATACTGATGGTAATGTTAAGGTACAAGCAATAAACACTGGTGCCAATCTTACTGGTAATTTATCAGTTTCTGGTAATCTTGGGGTAGGTGGTGTTTTAACATATGAAGACGTAACAAATATAGACTCAGTTGGTGTTATAACAGCAAGAAGTGGTATAAAGATTGGACCTACTGCTGGTGTTGCTGGAACATTTTTTGCAGATGGTAGTTATGTAACTGCAGGTATTATAACTGCAACTACATTTAGTGGTGCACTTGCTGCAAGTAATTTAACTGGAGCACTTCCAGCAATCAGTGGTGCAAACTTAACTGGATTATCAGGAGTATCAGTCGCAAACCAAGCAAATAATAGATTAATAACTGCGACAGGAACAACAGATGCATTAAACGGTGAAGCTAATCTTACTTGGAATGGATCAAACCTTGATGCAACAGGATCTGGTGGAATTACTTTTAGGGCTGGATCTACAACATCTAATGGTGCTGCCCTTTATCTTGATGGTGATTCTGACGGTGATTGGTCTGGAGCTACTTTTGCTCATATCACTCACGATACTAGCGGTCACTTGAATATAATGGCTCGTAATCCTGGTGGAAATTCTATGCTAATATTTGGTACTAACGATTATAATGCTTTTAGAGTTGATGAAAACAGACACGTTAGACCAGAATCAGACAACGCTAGAGATTTAGGAACATCATCTTATCGTTGGAGAAACCTCTACACTACTGACCTTCAACTATCAAATAAAGGTTCACAAAACGATGTGGATGGAACGTGGGGTAATTACACGATTCAAGAGGGTGAAAATGACCTCTTCTTGATAAATAATCGCAATGGTAAAAAGTATAAGTTTAACTTAACGGAGGTCTCATAATGGCAATTTACGTAGGTGGTACTGGAGCCTCAAATCTTTTAGATGATTATGAAGAAGGCTCATGGACCCCAAATGTTTTGAACACTTCAAATAATCCTGGTTATTCGGGAAGATCTGGTAAATATGTAAAAGTTGGTGGAATGGTTTTCCTTGCTGGATATGTCCAGATGTGGAATGGTGGTAATGATGGATACGCAACTTTCTCAAATACAAGTCAGTATTTACAAATTGGTACTATTCCATTTAATGGAAATAATGGAGTTGGACACGTTGGTGCTTTAGGTCCTTGTACATCGCAAGCACTTAAGTGGCAAGGTTCACCTTGGAACAACTATGGATCAAGTGCGACACTTCATGTTACTATTAATAATAATGTAAATTATGTTCAGTTCCAAATTAACCCTGCAGGTCCCACTGAAACTTATAGAGGAACTCTAACCAATAGCTCATTTCATAATTTAGGTCCAATTTTGACTTTCTCAGTTATGTATAGAACTTGGTAAAGGTAATAAATAAAAAAAAGTAAAAAAGAATTATGGCATTAGTAGAAACAACTGAAATTGATAAAATAGAGGTCGTAGGACCATATAAAGCAGTGCAGGTTCGCAAAGCTACAGTGGTTAAAAAAGATGGTGTTGAAATAGCAAGATCTTTTGAGAGATATTCATTAACTTCTGGTAAGTTGAAAGGCACAGTGAATGATGATGGCACACCAGCTTCTGATGCACAAGATTTTGTAGAGGCAGATATTTCATCAGAACCTGATGAAGTTAAAAATATATGTAACCTTGTTTGGACTTCAAATGTGAAAGATTCTTTGAAGGCATCATTGATTGCTGACTTACCACCAGCTAAATTATAAATTAATAACTTCCTAAATATAAGTACTTAGATCAGAACTTGTCGTGTAGCTTTAGGCAAGGAGATTATAAGGGAGCATTTTACCACCATAATGGATAATATCCAAAAGGAACTTGAAGAGGTTCAAAAGAAACTTGACTCTATAAAAAAGAGTCATGAAATGATAAAAAAGATACAAGAACTAGAAGAAAAAAAACAAATTAATAACGGAACAAAAGCAACCAGTCACAACTATGAAATGATGTGATATAATACATATTAAAAAGCAATCAATATGATAAATTTAATCAGAGATTTTCCTGTTACGACCATAACAAACCCCAGAAATCTTACAGAAGAAAAAATTAAAGACATTGCCTATACGAAAGAAGAGGTTGATATTCTAATTTCTGCTGCAGTCAAAGAAGCAGTTGACGAAGCACGAAAGATTGATGAAGCATCAATGGCAAAGCATAATCGTGATGCAACTGTCTTGAGTATGATTCTTGGATTTACCACACTTGCCTTATTTGTTGATGGTTTGTTAAGAGTGTTGGGTGTTATTCCACCATTTATGGATTTAGATGTTAATATATTAGAAAGGATTGTTGATCGTGTTGAGGTTGATGTTATAGATAAAATCAAACAGGTTCCAATTCAAAAACTATTTCAACGATAATGACTGATGTGACAGTATTAATATTTTTGGTATGCTTTGTTGCAATATTCGGAGCAACCTTTGCTTTTATGTGGAAAATGATGACAACCACGATATCAGATTTAAATAAACCAATAACAAAAACAAGAATACCTGCACCTCACCCTGAGATGGAAGGGGTTGGATACGGAGAAGAATTGATGGTATTCAAACTTGAGGATGTAGATGATGAAGATGATGATGGAGATATCGTAGTCAGACCTTGACACTTTTTTAACTGGCACACTTGACTCAAGGGCATACATCGTTTATAATAAAGGAGTAAGACATATTATTATGATTGAAGTATTAGTACAGAATGATCCATACAGGTATGTTAAAATGCCTGACCCACTTGAAAACGGTCAACCAGACTATCGTATTCAGAAGTGGAACAATCACAATGGGTATAAAGATATGTACCTCTGTGATAACTTCATGCAGTTCAAAACTGCCATTGATGACTTTGAATATACAAAGTGGTTAGATCCTGCTGGCGTTCCTTGTTATGTGTGTGATAAATAAATCAGAGTTAATTATTTAAATGGCATTCAAAGGAACAGCAGGTAAGTCTTCAAGTGGAGCATCAATGTCTAAGTATGATGTTGAAGTAGAAGCAAGACTTAAAGCACTTGAAGCAGTAGTACATGATCATAGTGAAGGCACTTCTGATGCATCACTTGAAGGTAAGGTTGCATCAATTATAAAGTGGTTAGAAAATAACACATCTTACTACAAAACAGAACATTAAATATAATCTTTCGTAATGAGAAAGTTTGAATTTAGACCTTGGGGTTGGTACATCACTCTTGATGAGGGTGCAACTTATAAGGTTAAAAAGATACATTTAAATCCAAATACAAAACTATCACTTCAGTATCATCACCATCGTGATGAGCATTGGACAGTGGTAGAAGGTTCTGGTAAATGCATTGTAAATAAAGATATTTCCGTTATGAATCCTGGTGATGATATGTTTATTGCAAAAAAGGAAGTACATCGTATGGAAGCAAGTCCAGATGGTGTTACTTTTATTGAAGTGCAGAGGGGAAAGTGTGATGAGAAAGATATTGTAAGATTACAGGATGATTATGGAAGGGTTGACAAGTAACCCTTTATTTTTTATACTAAATAAATTGATCGACTATTCCTATAGGATATGAGAGAGTACAAAAAAACCGCACTTGTTCTTGGTGCAGGTGGATTTATTGGCAGTCATATGGTAAAGAGACTGCGTAAAGAAGGATATTGGGTAAGAGGTGTAGATCTAAAATACCCTGAGTTTTCTAAGACAGAAGCAAACGAATTTATTTGTGGTGATCTAAGAGATGTAGAAATTGTTCGTAGAGTCATTCGTTATGGTGGTGAGAGAGGCAATTATTATTCACAAATCGTAGATAAGTTTTTAGAACCATTTGATGAGATATATCAGTTTGCTGCTGATATGGGAGGTGCAGGATTTATATTTACAGGAGAGAATGATGCAGATATTATGCACAACTCTGCTTCCATTAATTTAAACCTTTTAGAAGAACAAAAGAAGTGGAATAAAGATAAAGAATCAAATAAGACAAAAATATTTTACTCAAGTTCTGCGTGTATGTACCCAGAGCATAATCAACTAGACCCTGCTAACCCTGATTGTCGTGAAGAATCTGCTTACCCTGCTAACCCTGACTCCGAATATGGATGGGAAAAACTCTTCTCGGAAAGATTATATCTCACTTATAATCGTAACTACGGTATACCTGTTCGTGTTGCTCGTTACCATAACATTTTCGGTCCAGAAGGAACATGGGATGGAGGAAGAGAAAAGGCTCCAGCAGCAATCTGTCGCAAAGTGGCTCAACTCTCGCAGGAAGGTGGATCTATCGAGGTGTGGGGAGATGGCTTACAAACTCGTTCCTTCTTGTTCATTGATGAATGCGTCGAAGCAACTTGGAGATTAATGCAATCTGATTTCTTAGGACCTGTGAATATCGGATCAGAAGAGATGGTTACAATTAATCAGTTAGTTGAAACAGCAGCAAAGGTTGCAAGTAAAAAAGTAGAGAAGAATCATATACTTGATGCTCCTCTTGGTGTTCGTGGTCGTAACTCAAACAACGATCTTGTTAGAGAAAAACTTGGTTGGGATTATTCTCAATCACTAGAAGATGGAATCCGCAAAACTTATAATTGGATTTGTACACAAATCTATAGCAAACAATTAGATGATGTGCTACAATCAGAAGAGGAAATTGAATTATTAGCATCTGGATAAAATGACACGAATTGATAGTTATGAAGATCTAACAGATAATATTGTTGGATGGTTAAAAGATTATTATTGGGAACATAGTATTGATGCATTTGTAATAGGAGTATCAGGTGGAATTGATTCTGCTGTTGTCTCCTCATTGTGTGCTAGAACAGGATTGCCAACTTATGTTGTGTGCATGCCACTTGATTCTAAATTTAAGAATACAAAACTTTCTGATGTTCATTCAAAGGCATTAGTAGAAAAGTATGATAATGTTAGAAGAATTGAAATAGAACTTTCGAGTGTATATGAAGGTTTAATAAAGTCAGTTGAGTGGTGGTCTGAAGCACAGAATTATAATAAGAGAGAGTTTACTGCAAGTGCACACGCAAATGCAAATACGAAATCACGAATTCGTATGGTAACTCTATATCAAATTGCTGGATCAGTAGGTGGTATAGTAGTTGGAACAGGAAACAAAGTGGAGGATTATGGAGTCGGTTTTTATACTAAGTATGGTGACGGTGGTGTTGATATCGCCCCTATTGCTGACCTTTATAAAACGGAAGTCTGGGAACTAGGTGAATATCTAGAAGTTGATCAACGCATTGTTGATGCAACACCAACTGATGGTCTATGGGATGACTCAAGAACTGATGAAGCACAACTTGGTGCATCATACGAACAACTTGAAGAAGCAATGGAAAAAGGTACAGGACCTGCTGTTGAAATCTTAAGTAGATTTAACACATTAAACAAACATAAAATGCAACCTATCCCTACATTCAAATTATGAAAATTGGATTAATTGGAGCAGGTAGATTAGGAATCTGCCTTGCTCTTTTGATTGAAAAAGCAGGATATAATGTCCTAGCATCTGACAATCGTGAAGGATACATCAAAGACTTGCAGAATGGTATTATTCGTACTGCTGAACCAGAGGTTCAAGATTATCTTTCAGAAGCAAATAATATTGAATTCACAACTGATAATCTCAGAGTCATTACAGAATGTGATATTATCTTTACTCTAGTTGCCACACCTTCACTTGAAGATGGAAGTTATGATGTGAGTGCTGTATGGAAAGTTATAGATGACTTTAAAGATGTTCCAATATTATTAGATGAAAAATCTTTAGTTATTGGTTGCACTACAAATCCTGGTGATTGTAATGATTTCCAAGAAGCACTTAAGGATACTGGTATTGATATATTTTATAACCCAGAGTTTATTGCACAAGGTTCTATCATTCGTGATTTACAAAATGCCGATATGGTGTTGATTGGTGGTGACGGTAATCATAAATCAGAACTAGAACAGGTATATGAAAAAATACAGATGGGATTTATTAGTCCTTCCATCTACTTTATGAGTACAAAAGCAGCAGAGGTTACAAAGATTGCTGTAAATTGTTTTCTTACCACAAAGATTAGCTATGCTAATATGCTAGGAGAAGTCCTTACATTATCTGGTATGGAAAATGAGATTGATAATGTATTGATGTCAATTGGTTCTGATGATAGGATTGGAAAAAAATATATGAAATATGGTTTTGGATTTGGTGGTCCTTGTTTTCCAAGAGACAATCGTGCATTCGCATCATATGCAAGTAAAGTAGGAGTCAATCATAACATTGGTCATGTTACTGATGCATTTAATGAAGACCATGCTACATTCTTGAAAGATTATTTTATTAATAAGAACAAGAAAAAATTACCATTCTTTTTTGAGTACTTGACATACAAACCTAAGACTGATATCCTTACTGAAAGTCAACAATATCGACTTTGTTTAGACCTATTAAATGAGGGATATATAGTGTATTGTTCCGACTCTTCACTTAGAGATCAGTGTGATTCTCGAATCATTTATGAAGAACCAAACGAACAGGTTTTTGAAATTAAATTATGATTGGTTACAATAGATTAGGTATTAATGGAAGATTTGGTAATCAACTCTTCCAGTATGCATCTTTGCGTGGCATTGCAGCAAAACATGGATATGAGTTTTGCATTCCACCTGATAGCACACGGACAGCAAACTATGGAATGCATGATCCGTTTAAGTTATATCATTTAAAACATATTAATGAGGTTCCTTATGAAACAAGGTGGGAGTCTCATTTTCATTTTGATGAGGATCTATTCAATAATTGTAAGGATGATACAAATATAGATGGGTATTTACAGAGCGAGAAATATTTTAAACATATTGAGAAAGAAATCAGAGAAGATTTTGAATTTGTAGATGATATTAGAGAACCTTGTTTAGAGTTTACTTGTCAACATAAGAAGTTAATATTTTTACATGTACGTCGTGGAGATAATATAGGTAGAGAACATTTACATCCTGTTCCCACTTTTGATTATTATGAAAAAGCATTAGAACATTTTGACTCAGACTCAAAGGTTCTTGTGTGTAGTGATGATGTTGAATGGTGTAAGAGCCAAGACTTTTTTGAAGATAAAAGATTCTTTATCAATGAGGAAGTTGAACAGTATGATCACAAATGTATGGAGGGTGATGGAGTTTATCGTAAATCATTCATACCATATGTTGACTTATGCTTGATGAGTCAGTGTAATGGTGCTATAATATCACCAAGCACATTAAGTTGGTGGGGTGCATGGTTACAAAAAGATCGCACAAATCCTGTGATCGCACCAGACCCTTGGTTCGGTCCACAACTTCTTAAAGAAAATGACACTAAAGATTTGATACCTGATGATTGGATTAAATTATCTTGGTAAGATGGGACAACTGGGAAACCAGATGTTTCAATATGCAGCACTTAAAGGTATTGCAAGAAATCGTGGTTTGGATTATATCATTCCAAATCATGATCAGGCAATAGAAGATGGTCTTGGCAATACACTTCGTATTGAACTATTTGAACCATTTAAATTTAAAAGTAAACATTATGGTTTCTTGCAGACAAATGATTATGTGCAAGAGGCACAGTTTCATTTTGATGAAGACTTATATAATAATTGCCCTGATGATTGTTCTTTAGTTGGGTTCTTTCAAACACCAAAATACTTTTTAAATATTAGAGATGAGATTATTAAAGATTTTAAATTTAATAAGAACATTGTTGATGAATGTAGAAAAACTTTAAGGCAATTTGATAATCCTATATCATTGCATATTCGTAGGGGTGATTTTCTTATCAACTCTGCAAATCATCACAACTTACCTATGAGTTATTATGAAAATGCATTAGATTGTTTTGATGAAGATCGTCAAGTTGTTATCTTTTCTGATGATCCTGAGTGGTGTTTTGAACAGAAACTTTTTGATCATGACAGGTTCTTAGTTTCACAATCGAATAGCTCATATCATGACTTATATTTAATGACACAATGTAGTGATTTTATTATTGCTAACTCCACCTATTCTTGGTGGGGTGCATGGTTATCACAAAACCCATGTAAAGAAGTGATCTATCCTAATAGATGGTTTGGTCCGAATAACGCAAGTAAATCTACAATAGATTTATTTCCTCGAAGTTGGAGAATGATTAATGAAATCTGATTTAAAAAATACTACTTTTATAATTCCATTGCGTATTGATACAGGTGATCGTCTTCGTAATGTAATCCTATCAACAGCATATCTTTTACATCACTTTGATACAAATGTAATGATCAAAGAGGTAGATTCAGAAGGTAGATTTGAAGCATTTGCACTACCAATAATTAAAAGATTAGTTGATACAACAAACTTAATTCATATATTTGAAGATGATACTCGTGATGATGATGCATTTCATCGCACTAGAATATTGAATGATATGGTAATGGAATCAAAGACTGATATTGTTGTCAACTATGATACTGATTTAATATTACCGATTGACAGTTACGTTCAATCTGTTAAAATGTTAGAGGGTGAATATGATGTTGTATATCCTTATCGTTATGGTAATCATGGTGAAAGAAAAGTAAATCTTGGATTCACTATTGAAACACAAAATGATATGGATCGTTTTGAAAAAGGTGGTTGGGTCAGTAGTTTTTTAGAATCAAATTATGATTGTAAATCTTTTGATGACAGATACTTTTATTATCAAAGTGAACAAGGTCAAGGATGGGCAGAGTATGGAATGGTTCAGTTCTTTAATCGTCAAGTTTATATTGATGGTGGATTAGAGAATGAAGGGTTTATTGCATATGCACCAGAAGATATTGAAAGACATCATCGTTGGAAAACATTAGGATATAATATTGGTAGAGTAGATGAACACGCATACCATTTAGA